TAGAAGAAAATTTACAAAAAATATATATTGGTCCCACAATAGCTGCTTTTTCTTTACAGGAAAATACAGTTTTTGTAAATGAATATCCATTTAATGTTCAAGAAGCCATTAAAAAATATCCACTTACAGAAAAATTATTTATAAATATAGAAGACTTAAAATCAAGAAATAATGAATATTATAGAACACTTTATAATACTTTAAATAATGAATTAAGGGGGAATATAAATGGCATTTAATCATGGTATTACAGCAACTGAAAGTCCTACAAAATTAATTGCAGCAGTTAGTGATAGTATAACTCCAGTATATGTTGGAACTGCTCCAATAAATCTGTGTAAAGAAAGAAATATAAATGAGCCTATTTTATGTAGCTCTTATACAGAAGCAGTAGAAAATTTTGGATTTTCAGAAGATTTTGAAAAATATACATTATGTGAAGCAATTGATGTCCATTTCTCAAAATTTAATATAGGTCCAATTATTTTAATAAATGTTGTAGACACAACAAAACACATAAAAGAAGTAACAAATAAAACAATTACTTTTGTAGATGGAAAATATTTGATAGAAGATATTGGAGTTCTTCCTGAAACTGTTGTTATAACTACATCATTTGAGCATACAAAAAGTTTTAATGATAAAGGACAGCTAGTTTTAATTCCAAATGAAACAAAGACAGATCCTATTGAAGTAAAATACAGCATGATTGATTTAGAAAAAGTAAAAGAAACAGATATTATTGGTGGAATAGATGGAGCAACTGGAAAGAAAAAGGGATTAGAAGCAATTGCTGAGGTCTTTCCTAAATATAGAAAAGTTCCTAGTTTAATTTTAGCACCAAAATATTCCAGTAGTTCAACTGTTGCAGCAGTAATTGAAGCAAAAGCAAGAAAAATAAATGGACATTTTCAAGGTCTTGGACTTGTTGATTTAGATACATCAAAAGTTAAGAAATATGGAGATACCGTTGTAAATAAAAATACAAACAACATCTCATCAACTTTTTTGGATGTAAGTTGGCCGAAAATTTCTTTAGGAAAACAACAATATAATATCTCTACTCAAAAAGCAGCATTAATCCAAATGTTAGCAAAAGACAATGAAGATATTCCGTATAGATCACCTTCAAACAAAAATATAAAAGGTGACGGAGCAGTTCTTATTGATGGTACTCCAGTAAGGCTTGGACTAGATGAAGCAAATTATTTAAATAGTCAAGGAATTTCTACAATTATAAATTGGACTGGTGGTTGGAGATTTTGGGGTAATAGAACATCTTGTTATCCAGCAGTATCTGATCCAAAAGATGCATTCATAGTAAGTAGAATGATGTTTAACTGGGTTATCAATTCTCTTGTTTTAACATATTGGCAAAAGATTGATGAACCAACAAATAAAGTATTAATAGAAACAGTAACAGACAGTATCAATATTTGGTTAAATGGTCTTGTTGCAGCAGGTAAATTAATAGGTGCTAGAGTTGAGTTTAGAAGAGAAGATAATCCTCTAACAAGTTTAGTTGATGGAAAAATTAAATTTAAACTATATTTCACACCAGCACTTCCAGCTGAAGAAATTAAATTTGATTTAGAAATTGATGTTAAATATTATGAAAAATTATTTTAGGAGGTAAAAATGGCTAAAACAATAGGGCTAATCCCTGAAAAGATAATCAATTATAGATGCTTTATAGATGGGGAAATGTCTCCAACAGCTTTAGTTGATGTAGACTTACCAGATATTCAATTTATGTCTGAAACAATCAGTGGAGCTGGAATAGCAGGAGAGATAGACTCACCTACATTAGGACATTTTTCTGCATTTGAAATTGGAATGAATTTTAGAACATTAATAAAAGATAATTTTAAAATGTTCTCTCAAAAAATATATGCTTTAGAATTTAGAGCAGCAACTCAATCTACTGATATGAGTGGTGGACAAATAAATAAAGGTAAATTAAAAGTTTCTACCAGAGTTATTCCAAAAAGTTTAGCACTAGGAAAATTAGAAGTTGGAAAGCCTTCTGGTTCTAATCAAAAATTTGCATGTGATTATTTGAAAGTTGAAGTAGATAATGAAACAGTATTAGAAATAGATAAAATCAATATGATTTTCAATGTAAATGGTGAAGATTTATTAGCAGAAGTTAGAGATGCAATAGGAATGTAGGGGGAAAAATGGCAAAAATAAAGAATAAAATAAAATGTAAAAAAGATGATAAAGATATTGAAATATCTGAAATAAACATAACAAAAGATATGCTTTGTCCAAAACATCTTTTAGAAGCTGAAAAAGAATTTT